GTGTCTTCGGTTCTGAATCTGCCCGGAGAGAGGTGATGATGCGAAAGTTAGAGCCACGACAACAGGGTGATGGCGCACCCGTCACAGCCTTGTTATGGGGAACACGATTTGAACCGATTGCGAAACGAATTTATGAAGAGCGAACACAATGTCAAATCACGGATGTATCGTGTGTTCAGCATCCTGTCCACAAGTTTCTTGGCGCATCACCGGATGGATTGATTATTCCCAATGACCCAACTGATATGAAGCGATACGGACGACTGGTGGAGTTCAAATGTCCTATTAGTCGTGCTCCCAAGGAAGAAATCCCACCCGGATACATCCACCAAATGCAAATGCAAATGGAATGTACGGGCATCGATGAATGTGAGTATGTCGAGTTTCGGTTCAAACAGGTGAATTACAATGAATGGATTCGCAGCCAAGACACCAGAGGTTTCTTTGTTGTCTATGATGACGGGCGAGTTGTCTATGATAAGGAAGCAGAAAACGAAGACTGCCAGGTTGTCTATTGGATTTTGGGGTCTATCAAAGAAGGGTTTGTGCCTAAAGACCCAACTTGGCTGTCGTCTCATATTGGAGAACTGACCAAATTCTGGGATGAGGTGCTTCAGCACCGTACCAACGGCACACGCCCGGATGCGCCGGCCGAGAAGAAGGCTACAGCTTCTTTGGATTTGTGAAGATAATATGTTGATTTGTGGAATGAAGATTTGAATCTTCAAACAGTTCTATTTCTTTTGTTCGTAGCTTGTTACTCAAAAATGTTTGAATGAACGGGTAATTGTAATCATCAAATACAATTGGACATTTTGGAGCAATAAGTCTCATAGATTCTGCGTAATCACTCATTACCTCTGGGGCATAATGACCTCCGTCTATATGAATCAAATCAAACTCACCCTCTTGTTTGGGAAGACTTACTTTCGAGTCTCCATAGAAAATACGAATAGATGTATTCGGGAATTGTGATTGAATATATTCAATACAAGGGCGAGTATATGTATGCGTTCCAATATCAAACAGTAGATAGTCTGCTGTAGGATTTACATCCAACATCAACAACAGACTATGTCCTGCGTTTACTCCTACTTCACAGATACGTCGTTTTCCTTTTGCTAAATGCTGTAAATTTGCTATTTTGACTTGATTGGCTTGCGTTACGACATTATCGGGGTGAATATCGCATACCATGTTACCTTCTACTTGTTCACCAATACGTAACAGAATGTTGCGAATTTCATTAAAGTGTTGTTGCATTTAGCTTACTGAACCATTGCTCCATGTATATAGATTTATAGATACGTATATTTGATAGTCCAAATGTACATGTTTTATATCAACCTTGACACTCGCACAGATAGACGAGAACAGTTTGAAGAAGAATGTCGCAGAATGAAACTTTCGGTCGAACGATTTCCAGCAGTGAAACGAGAACCTGGTGCTCTTGGGTGTTCATATTCCCATTACAATGTCATTCGCCTAGCAAAGGAGCGGGGATATCCAAGTGTTGTTATTTTTGAGGACGACTTTCAGTTTTTAGTATCCCGCGAAGAATTCGATTCCGTCCTGTCATCTTTACCCGATGATTTTGACGTTGTTATGCTTTCCTACAATCTACAAAGTTCAGAACCCTACAACGAACAGTTTGGTCGTGCGCTGGAAGTCCAAACTGCGTCGGGATACGTTGTGTCTTCTAAAATGTATGCTGCTCTTCTTACGATTTGGGAACGTTCACTTGAAGACTATGAAAAACAACCCCATTGTCATTGGTTATTTATCAACGACCAATCTTGGAAACCGCTACAACCGAAATCCAGATGGTATTACAGTTTGCTACGTATTGGCAAACAGCGTCCAAGTTGGAGTGATCTTAGTAACGAGTTTGTAGATTATGGCAAGTAGTTTACGAACACGGGCTTGGACTAAACCAATGAATGTAACCTATGTAACCGCATTTCATCCCGTTCGTTCGGGATTGGATACCTATATCAAAAAGTTTGAACAATTTGCTTTGTTGGGTATTCCAATCATTCTGTTTTTGGATAAGGACTGTATATTGCCGAGAGAGTATCCAAACGTAACCATTCTTCCATCCGAACTTTCCATGGATTGGATTCCAAAAGATGTAGACTTACCAAAAGAGAGAAACGAAACGAAAGATACACGGACTTATCTTGTTCTTATGCTTCATAAGATGAAATACATGAACGAAGCTCTCGCGCACTGTGATACTCCTTATCTTGCGTGGATTGACTTTGGTATTTCGCATATCATTCAGTATCCACAGACTACCTTCCAAAAACTAATTGACCTTCAGTCTTTCTCGCAGCCATTGACTACCATTCTAAGTCCCGGGTGTTGGGGGCAAAACAGTAACTTTGTAAAGGACTCTGTATATTGGAGATTTTGTGGAGGGTTCTTCTTTGGACCCCGTGAAGTCTTTCCAAGAGCCTATGAACGACAAACCGAACTTGTAAAGCAATATCTTCCTGCCTTGACATGGGAGGTCAATTATTGGGCGTTGATGGATGACATGTTTACATGGTATGCTGCCGACCACAACGATAGCATACTTATGAACTTTCCATGGAGCGCATCACCTCTTTCCAAAGAGCCTGGTAAACCAGGATACCTTTGAAGAACGAAACTTGGTATTCCATTCATCAATCGAATAGTGATATCCCATACTGATATTACATCGGCTACAAATCGGCACCAGATTATCTAATGTGGTTTGCCCACCTTTGCTTTCCGGAATGTTGTGTCCACACTGGAAATCAAAGACATTGATTCTGTTTTTACACCAAATTACTTTACACTTACTATCAAATCGCTCACCTATACATCGTAACCAAACCTGTTCACGAAGTGCCTTGGGGATTTTAGTTTTCCTGTAGGGCGAATTCATTACCCTTCTACGCAACGTAGGATGTATATTGGTTCACGCGAAAGGGTGTTTCTATTCCTTGAATAGGCCCCATGGAATACGGTGCCAAATCCGCATGATTGGTTGTCTGCGCATAGGATGAATTCTCCACAGACACTGTCTTTCTCACCTGAGCCTTGTCCAGAAATTCGGGTTGGAAGCGTTCTGTTGTTTTCATCATCACGAGTCCGAGCACCAACACTGCGGCAATCAAAAGAAGCCACGTTGTCATTGTTACTCGTCGTGAAAAAACGAATAGCTTTCTGTCTAAGGTAGAGAACAAGTATGGACGAAGACAAGGCATTAGAAACTTTGCGATTGATGCTTGGTCGTCGTGGGTTGGATACAAAGACTGAACGAATTGTGACGGAGGCCCTGGAAAAGGTCAATATGTATACGATTGGTAAACAATTGATTGTCTTTAGTCAAAAAGACAAGGGGCTGGTAGAACGTGACGTCAATAAGATTTTGGAGTTTGCGGATAGCAATGACTATACACAGGGCGTTGTTCTTGTTGCTCTCGTGCCCCCATCCGAGAATGTCCTCAAGGTGATTAAGAATATGACAAAGGAGAGGCTTATTCAGTTCTTCCACATTCGTCAATTGCGATTTGATATTACGACACACCGCATTGCGATGCCGCACCGAATTCTCAAGGAAGAAGAAAAGACAGAGCTCTCGAAGAAGTTTAACATTCGCGAACCTGAAAATCAACTGCCTTGGATTGACTCGCAAGACCCTATGGTCAAATGGATTGGTGGTCGTCCCGGCGACATCATTGAGGTTACTCGTCACAGTGATGTCGCGGGATCCGAACTGTATTACCGTTACTGTGTTCCCGACGTAAATGTTGCGTGAAAATAATGAATGAACTGCGCAAGACGTATGAAAGACAGGTTACAGAATATGAGGAAATCATACGCTCTGGAGATAGCTCGAAAACAGAACGGCTGGAAGAACTCAACACTGCGATTGGAAAGACGCTCAATGAAATGATAGAACGTCTCACGTTTTTGAAGAAGGAGACCCCGGATATCAAAAAGGAGCGCGACGAACTACTCGACCGACTTCGTCAAATCCAAAAAGACTATAATGGCTTGTTGGTCAATACAGACCAACTCGAAACATTGCGCCGTATACGGCAACAAGAGAATGGAGAAGCAGATAGACAGCTTCGTATGTATCTGTTCTTCTTCCTAGCCGTATGCTTGATTATTTTCCTGTATTTGCTGTTTATGACTCAGAGAAAGGAGACAACGGCGCCCAGTGCGAGTATACCTCCCACAACTGCCGCTTTTGTATAGTAAATACTCTCATCGACAGGTTCTTCCTCTTGTGCCTGTTTTTCACCTTCATATACGTCTTGAAGTTCGGGACCCTTCTTTCGCGCATTCGCAATCTCTTTCTTGAACTTTACAAGTTCGGGATTTGTAGTTTCGTATTCCTTTGCAAACTTATCAATATAGGTTGCATCACGTTGAATCGTCTGGTTCAAGGTGCTGATATAATCTCGTAACCATTTTTCAGCAACGTCTGCCTGTTGTTTATAGACAGACTGACCCGTCACTTTGTATTCCAATAGACTGGTGCGAAACTGTCGCAATACATTGTCAAACTCGCTCGCCATTCTCTTGTTGTTAGTAAATAAAATGCCCGTGAGTTCTTATCTTGAACTGAATGAGCCCCGTCATGTAAAATTGACAACAAGTGCGTCCGAGCATACTCGTTATGTGCGTATGGCAGCAACAGTTGCTCCATATATTCAAAGTGGTGTGGGTGCTGCTCCTACACTTGGCTGGAAGTCCAACGAGGTGTCCGCACAAGCGCGTCTGGTTGCCCCCATATACGGAATCCTTAACGGAATTCTCCCAAACCGTAGATAAGGGAAATGGGTGCAGGTGCGAGTTTACAACAACACCGAGATGAATATGCGAGGATTGATACAGAATATACAAGGGTTCAAACGGCGCGCGAGGTTCGAGATGTAAAGAATAGCCTCAAACTGTTTCGTCCACCCACTGCTCCTTCGTCCGACCTAGAGAAGGAACGGAAGGCCATTACAGCCGACGCAAGACGGAGTTTGTATTTTCTACAAATAGCACTCTTTCTAGTGGTATTGGTCATGCTGAGTTACCTGATTCTTCCATTGGATTACGCAAACCCTATCGCATTTTTGCTCTTGTGTGTGGGTATCTCTATGGGTTTCTTTCTAAAAAGATAAGTAATGGGTAACACGCAAAGTGGTAAAATATCATTTCCAAAATGCCCTGTTCCATTTGAGAGCGCGGGCAATCTTGCGTGTATTATGCCGTGTCCAAATGAGAAGGGGTATGAACGACGCAATGTGAATGGCGGGTTTCAGTGTGTCTACAAAGCAGACCCTCAATACGCGACAACGTTGAATAGCCTATCGGCTGTCGTATTTGATGGTTCTACGCTCCCGGACCTTCAAAAACAGGACACCAAGTCATACAGTGAGTATGCGAAAGAGCGGGATAGATTTGTCAACGAGTTGAACATTCTAGATGGAAAGATTGACAAGAGTGTCAAGTTGAGAAATGCGTTTCAGCGCCTTCAAGACGCAGAGAATGTTCGAGACAAGGCACCTGATGCGTATCAACAGGCAAGGTCTATGTATTACACTCTCCTCAAGGGTGACAAGTGGCAGGAAGAGGAACGACAGAGAGTGCTGAAGACAGACGTGGAACCCATTGCGAATAAGTATTTGGAAGAGAAGAACGATGTCCTTCGCTTGTATACAAATCAACGGAAAACCAAGGATGTTGTAGATG